GGAGGTGCACTATCTAAGTATGTTTTGAGAAAAGTTACATTGAATGATGGTTTTGATGCTACTGCTTTGAGAGTTTATTTACAACAAAACTTGCCGCAAGATTCTTCGGTTCAAGTTTATTATCGTGTACAAGCAGCAACCGATTCCGATAAAATTGAAAATAAGCCATGGATATTGATGACACAGACTGGCGTTTCTTCGGTAAATCAAAATATTAATGAATATTATGATTATGAATATAAAGTAAATGGTGTCACATATACTTCCGGTGGTATAACTTATAAAAATTTCAGAACATTTTCGATTAAAATTGTGTTTTACTCATCAAATCCAGCAAATGTACCAACAGTTAAAAATTTACGAGCGATTGCATTGTCATGATGTACAAAGTAAAAGATCACAATAATCTCTTAAGAGATCCAAAAAATCAAGCAATCATAAATGTTGATAGGGAAAAGCTATCTGAGCATCGTAGTAAAAAACAAATAAAAAATGAACTTGATCATATAAACGAAGAGATTGCTTCTTTGAAGAGTGATTTTCAAGAGATAAAACACTTGTTGCAACAGATTGCAAGTAGAGGATAAAAATGCCAGCGAATATAAATCAAGTAACAACAGCAAACACCTTTCAACAATGGCTTGTTGCAACTCAAGATTTGATTGCAGTCGCCAATAATCTTACCAACGGAGTAGGTGGTACATTCTATGCGAACACAAATCTGGTTGTTGGTGGTGACTTTGCTGTAACTGGTAACAATACTTTGGTTGATACCGCTTTAGCATTTGCTATCGCCTTAGGATAAGATAAATAGATTCAAACTGTAAAATTAGAGGATTTTGATGCCTAATACTTTTAAAAATCAAACACTCAAGGCTGCTGGAACCACGGCTCAAAACGCCTATGCGGCCGGTGCTGGTGTACAAGCAACTGTGATTGGTATGACAATTGCCAATATTACACCTTCACCTATTTCCGCAAACGTTATTCTGAGTGGTGGTAATATTACCAACAATGTTTATCTTGTCAAAGATGCGACAATTGCTCCAGGTGGTGCATTAGTTCCAGTTGGTGGTGATCAAAAATTGGTGCTAGAAGCAGGCGATTATCTGCAAGTCAACACATCAATTGCTTCTGCTGCTGATGTTATTGTTTCGGTTCTGGAGGTCACTTAATGGCATACATTGGCAATAGCCCTGAAGTCAATGTCTTTACTGCTAAAGTAGATAAGTTTAGCGGCACTGGTGCTTGTACTCAGTTTACTTTATCAAGAACTCTTGATGATGCCAATGCTATTATAGTTGTTGTCAACAGTGTTTTACAGACACCAATTTCTTCGTATAATGTTTCATCAGGTGTTGTAACATTTACTGAAGCGCCATCATTAGGTACTGAAAACATTTTGGTGAATTATACATCACCAATTACACTAACATTCAATCAAGTTACCTCAAGTCAGATTCAAGCAGGTGCCGTTGGTCAAACACAACTTGCTGCTAACTCTGTTACAAGCGATAAAATTGCACCAGGTGCAGTAATTGTAACGGATATTTCGGATGGTAGTGTTACTGGACCTAAATTAGGACCAACAGCAATTAGTGGAAATAATATTGCCGTTAGCGCAATTACTGGTAACCTTGTTGCCAATAACTCGGTTGCTGGCAACGCTATTGCCGTTGGCACACTTACGGGTAATCTGTTTGCGGCCAGCACAATCGCTGGCAACTCCATTGCAGTTCGTACAATCACAGGTAATCTAATCGCTAATAACGCCGTATCTGGAAATAATATCGTATCACCTCCAGACATCTTTGATGATGCATTTTTGTTTGGTGGAATGTAAAAGGAAAAATAAATGCCAAGAAATTATACAATTTTAGGACAAAGAAACCCTACAGCCAATGTGCTGACGACTCTCTATACAGTTCCTACAAGTAACTCTGCAATTCTTTCATCAATCACTATTGCAAACCTTGATGAGGGTTCAGCAAACGGCGGAGCATTTAGAATTGCAGTAAACACTTCTGGTGCTGCTGTATCTAATGCAAGTTATTTGGCATACAGTGTCAATGTTCCTGGTAGAGACACTGTTACATTGTCACTTGGTGTGACACTCAATGCCGGCTCAATTGTGTCAGTCAATGCAAATAGTTCATTGTTAGCATTTTCTGCATTTGGTACTGAAGTCTATTAAGAATGAGTTTAAAAAGAGCAGGTTTAACTGGCAGGTTGAACAATCAGCCTAGATTTACTGGTAGAAGAATTACTTTAAATAGAGTAAGCCTTAGACGTTTTCCATTTCCATCGGCACCTGCTGCGCCTGCGGCTGTTTATGTAGAAGATGTTTATTCCACATATCTTTATACTGGAACAGGTTCAACACAAAGTATTCCAAATAACATTCGTTTAGGAGATGGAGCAACATCATCAGGTTGGATTGCTACTCTTAGCATACCATCAACTACGACAAGCACTTATGGTGAATATGTAACAGTAGATAGTGGCGGCAATGTTTATGTTTGTGGACAATTAAACACCACAGTTAGCACAGAACTTTTTATCGCCAAGTATAATTCTTCTGGAATTTTTCAATGGCAAAAATCAATTGGAGGCGCTAATAACAGCAGTGGTAGTTCTGTAACTGTAGATAATAATAATAATGTCTATGTGTGTGGTAGTACAACACAAGGATCACCGGCAACTGATGATTTTCTTATTGCCAAATATAATTCTTCAGGAACACTTCAGTGGCAAGTAAGACTTGGTAACACCACTGCCGCACAAACCGCAGAAGGAATAAAAACAGATGACTCTGGCAACATATATGTTGTTGGTTATACGGGCAGTGGTGCCGGTGGATTTGATGCTCAACTTGCCAAATATGACACAACAGGTGCAATTCAATGGCAGAGAAGTCTTGGTTTAGGTGGAACTGCATATAATTTTGGTCGTGATATCGCAGTAGATTCTAGTGGTAATTGCTATATTTGTGGTTCTCTAGAAACTCTTGGTAGTGGTTATAGAATGCTTGTTGCCAAATATAATACTTCTGGTGAACTTCAATGGCAAAGAAGACTTCTTGAATCAAGCACCCCAACTGATGACCGAGCGCAAGGTATAGCGGTAGATAGCAGTGGAAATGTCTATATTTGTGGACACTCAAAAAATCAACTGAACACTGCTTACACGGATTTTATCATTGCGAAGTATAATACTTCTGGCGTACTTCAATGGCAAAGAAGATTTGGTGCTACTTCACAACAAAGTTATGGCAGTTCCATAGCAGTAGATAGTGGTGGTAATGTATACGTGAATGGTTATTCAAGTGCTACTCCAAGTGGTACAAATAGAATGCTTATTGCCAAATATGATACCTCTGGTGTACTTCAATGGCAAAGAAGTCTTGGATATTCAGGGATCAATTCTGACGGAAGATCAATAGCAGTAGATAACAGTGGTACAGTATATGTTTGTGGATACGGGAATTATACCATTGACGGCACCAACAGATATATTACTGTGCTGGCTAAATTGCCAGGAGATGGTTCCGGCACAGGAGGATATCTATCAACAGGACTTTTCTTGACGTATGGAGAAAGTTCACTGACAAACACGGAAGCTACTTTATCAAATTCCGCAGCTACACTCAATAACACCGCAACCACATTCAGCAATACTACGTCTATAGCAACGGAAACAACAGGCAATTTAACGTCTAGTTTGGTTTCTATAACTACCGGTACTGGTTTTGGTGGTCTAGTTTGGATCAAAAGCCGCAGCGGAGTTACTGGTCATCGTCTTACTGATACTACAAGAGGTGCAACTAAGTCTTTGGATTCTTCTTCAACTGCTGCTGAGGCAACCGAATCAACAGGACTTACTTCTTTTGATTCTACAGGATTCACTATTGGTGGAGATGCAGATTATAACGATGGTGTTCCTCATTTCTACGCATCATGGACATTCCGCAAGCAAGCCAAGTTCTTTGATGTGGTGACATACACTGGAACCGGCGTAGCTAGAACTATATCGCACAATCTTGGTTCCGTGCCGGGGTGTATTATCGTTAAGAGGACAAGCAGTTCGGGTAATTGGCGGGTCTATCATAGAAGTTTAACATCAGCAGCGTACTCAATTGTTCTCAATTTAACCAATCCGGAAGGTTTGACGGCCAGTGTTTGGAATTCCACTGCGCCCACTTCCACTGAGTTTTCAGTAGGCACTGATGGTGATGTTAACGCTAATGGTGTAACCTACGTTGCTTATCTATTCGCCCACAACGCTGGTGGCTTTGGTCTTACTGGTACGGACAATATAATTAGTTGTGGAACTTATCTCGGTAGTAATCATAGATTGAAAGAAGTTGTGCAGCTTGGATATGAACCGCAATGGGTAATGATTAAAAATATTACCAACGGAGCCCAACGCTGGGTCATGGTAGATAACATGAGGAATATGTCTGTCAACGAACGTCATCGTGATGCATGGTTGTTCGCAGATTCAACCGTAGTGGAAACATCACTTACTGCTGACCAAATTTGTGCAACATCTACTGGATTTTATTTCAATGGTGTAGAATCGGATGTGAATGAAGCGGGTTCAACATTTATTTACATGGCCATTCGTCGTGGTCCAATGAAAACACCAACAAGTGGTGTTGATGTGTTTCAGCCAGTCATATATACTGGCACTAACGTTGATAATCGCCAAGTAATAACCAATATTTTGACTGACATGATTATGGCTCGTCAGCGAAATTCTACTACCGTCGCAGGCTTTGTTATTGGTGACAGACTTTCTGGTGAAGATTATCTTTTATCTGGTTCTTCAGCAAATAGAAGCACCGACGCCGATTCTTTGATGACTCCTATAACAGGATATGGCAACTCTTTTTCTGCAATGAATGGATTTGGTGTTGGTAATGATGCAACTTCTCAATTGAACATAAGCACTGTTGTGAATAACCAAATCGTTGAAGCATTCAAACGTGCTCCCGGATTCCTTGATATTGTTACATATACTGGCACCGGTGCTGCTAGAACAATCAGTCATAATTTGGGAACTACTCCCGAAATGATGTGGATTAAAAATACATCCTCTGCACAGAGTTGGAGTGTTTATTTTAGCCAATTGGGTCCTAATGGGTATATACCTATTGACACTAGTGGTAATGCCATCAGAAATTCTCCAACTTTTTGGAATGGAACCTCTCCTAATACGACAACTTTTTCTGTAGGAACCAGTGCTAGAACCAACGAAACTGGATCAAGGCATGTTGCATATCTGATGAGTAGCGTTCTTGGAGTAAGTAAGTGTTCTTTTTACATTGGCAAAGGCGTAGGTAGCACATTTCAAGTGGATTGTGGGTTTACAACTGGTGCTCGTTTTGTGCTTATTAAATCAATCAATGGAAGTGGTAGTACCGGTAAGTGGCATGTCTACGATTCAGCACGTGGTATCGTTTCTGGAAATGACCCTTATTTATTATTTGATGATACTGTTGCTGAAGTGACTAATACAGACTACATAGACACGTATGCCAACGGTTTTGAAATTTCCTCAACGGCGCCAGATGACTTGAACGATGGTTATGCTGACAGTTGGAGGTCACAACTTGATTTAATGGGCACAAGTGGCATCAACACTGTTGCATATGGAGACAATTTATGGTTAGCTGGCGCAGTTAATGGAGATATTATCTATTCCTCTAATGGATATTCGTGGACAACTGTTTCTAGTATTTTAGGTGGGACAACGATAAATCAAATTACCTATGGAAATGGATTATATGTGGCCGTGGGTGAATCTGGCAAAATATCAACATCTGCTAATGCTATTACTTGGTCTGCTAGAACTAGTGGCACTTCTGCTTCACTAGCTGCATGTGTCTATGCATTAGGAAAATATTGGATAGTTGGCAATTCAGTGGTACTTTCTTCAACTGATGGAGTCACATGGTCAACCGTTTCTTTAGGAATTTCACCGCCAAGCACAACTTTTAATAATATAAAATTTCTGAACAATACTCTTATAATTGTTGGTGCTTCTGGCACGATTGTTACATCAACAGATGGTATTAATTTCACTTCTCGGACTTCTGGTACTTCCGCAAGTTTGCAAAGTGTTGCTTATGGTAACAACATTTATGTTGTGGTGGGAGGCACTGGCGTTATTCGCACATCAACAAATTTAGTTACTTGGACATCACGAAATGCTGGATCATTAGCAACAGAAGGTCTAAAAGATATTGTATTTGCGTCTTATAGATTTGTTATTGTTGCTACTTTAGGTAATACAGGATATTCGGATGATGGAATTACTTGGGTAACAGGAACCACTAGTGCCGGTAATAACGGACTTAATTGTGTTGCATTTGCCGACGATATAATTTTAGTTGGTAATACTGACGGAGATATTTACACTTCGGATCCAAAATACTTATATTGGGCTATAGCGTAAAAAAGGAAAAAAATGGGATATAGATTACAATCAACGGGAGAATATTTTCCCACAGTTTTCGCACTACGAGATAGTATGCCAGAAACTCCAGCACTAGTAACAACTGAGTGGATGGAAGCAAATGGTATTGATCCAGTAATGGAAGGACCACAAGCGTCTGGTGGTACTCCATACCAATATAGTCAATTTGGAGGTCTTGAACAAATTGACGGAAAATGGTACACTAAGTATGTGTTGGGACCAATCTTTACTGATAATGAAAACCAAACTGCTGCCGAACAAGAGACAGCATATAAAGCAAGAAAAGACGCTGAACAGAGTGAAGCTGTTCGCCGCACACGCAATCAAAGATTGACAGAAACCGATTGGACACAACTGGAAGATTCACCAGTGAACAAAGCAACATGGGCAACCTATCGCCAAGCACTTCGTGATATGTCGTCGCAAGAAGGTTTTCCTTGGAACATACAGTGGCCTGAGAAGCCATAATATATAAAATTATAGATGAAAAGGTGATTGAATGAACAACGAAGAGATATATTATTCACAGTTTTTAGTTAATCATGGTCAAGATAAACTTGATTGTAGTTATAAAACAGCAGTACGTGCGCTAAGACCGTCAGCACAGTATGGTTTATCTGAGCAAGACGGTGAGTTTGTTTTTGGTGAGTATCAGGATCCTAGTGGTCTACCGCCACCAACAAAAGAAGAAATACTCAGCGAACTAGAGTTTCAAGAAAGATTTTGCGAATATTGGCAGCACTTTTATGATCGTTATCAGGCATATCCTGATATTACTGTGCTGTTCAATTTGTTATTTGAAGCAATAGATAAAGATCAGATTCCAGGAAAAGAATCAGATTTTTACAAAACAATAAAGTTAGTAAACGAACAATATCCTTGTCCAGAAGGTGAGCCACCTTCTAGAACGAATAAATAAAGAAAAACTAAGGATTTAAATGTCTTATATTGGCAATCAAGTTACCTCAGTACCACATATAGTTGACATCTATAATGGTAATGGTGTCACTACATCTTTTGGTACTCTTGCCAGATCGCCCGCTGGCACCGCTGCTATTGCTGTTTTTGTCAATGGTGCATATCAAGTACCAGGATTTGATTATTCACTTAATGGTAGTGTTATCACATTTACTACAGCACCGGGAGTAGGCACAAACAATATTGTTATACATCATCTAGGTAACGGCACAACAACACAAGTACCGTCAGATGGTTCGGTGACAGGTAACAAACTGGCGATTACATCAGTATCAGGCAACAACATTACGACAAATGCGATTCGTGGTAACAATATTGTTGCTGGCACAATCACTGGCAACTTGATTGCTGGCGGTGCCGTTTCAGGTAATAACATTGTTGCTGATGCTATTCGTGGTAATAACATTGTAGCAGGCACAATTACTGGTAATCTGATTGGCGCTGGCGCTATTGCTGGTAATAACATTGTAGCAGGCACAATTACAGGTAATCTTATTTCCGATAACTCTATTTCAGCAAATCAACTTTCAGTATCAGCAAATGCTAAAATCTTTTCTTCAGGATTTGTAGGATCAATTATTTTTGGAGCATAATAAATGGCCGCACCCAATATTGTAAACGTAACCACTATTGTACCTCACACGGTAACGCTAACACCGGCAAACACGGCACGACAAGGACTGGTTGCTGCGCCCGCATCGGGTGCAACACATAAAATAAACACGGTCATGATAGCAAACTTGGATCCGTCCAATTCATATGCTGCTACCATATCTCTTTGTCTTGCTGATGGAACTACATTTCGTTCAATTGGAAACACTGTTTCTGTGCCACCTAACTCAACTTTAGTTCTAACAGATAAATCAACATCGTTTTATTTGTTGGATACCACTGTCACTGGTGAAACAAGCACACTGTGGGTTCAGAGTAACTCAGCAAGTAATTTGACATTCACTTGCTCATACGAAACAATTAGTTAATTCTGTGCATCAAGAGAGGAATTTTTAATGACTAGACGTTATTCAGGTGGTTTGGTAAGAGCCCTACCAGTTTCAGTCGCTACTTCTGGTACAAGCGGCGTCTTTACTGTATCTGAAGCCATGAACTACATCGCAGCAGGTAAATGGCCACAAAACTTTCTCACCACTGTTTTGACATTTACGGGTTCTGGCACTTGGACAGCACCGCCTGGCGTTACTTCTGTTGATTATCTTGTTGTTGGCGGTGGCGGTGCGGGTGGAGGAGCTGTGCGAACAGGAATAACACATTCTTGCGTTTTCATAGGCGGTGGCGGCGGTGCTGGTGGTTTTCGTATAGGCACAAACATGAGTGTAACTCCTGGCACTGATTACACTATAACAATAGGTGCTGGTGGAACATCAACGGTGGCACCTGGACAAGCAAGTGGAAATGGTAGTAACAGTTCTTTCGGCAATTCTCCTAATGATGTTATCTCAAGGGGTGGTGGTCATGGTGGTGGTTGTCAACTCTCAACTTTCTCTGGAACCGGTGGCTCTGGGGGCGGTTCTGGCGCATTAGTGGGTGGAGCGCCTAATTGGCTTGCGGGTTCTGGAAATATTCCAGTCACCTCACCCTCTCAGGGGAATAATGGTGGTACTAGTAGTGGCGCCACTGGACCTTCCGCTGGTGTTATGCGAGCCATGGGAGGTGGAGGAGGTGGAGCAGGTGCGGTCGGAGGAACTGCTAACACGACTTCAGCTGGTGGCGGTGGAATTGGTGGTGTTTCCGCTATAACAGGAATTTCAACGTATTATGCTAGTGGTGGGGGAGGTGGAGCATACCCAACACCCACATACCCCGCACAAGGATCTCTTTGTTCTTATGCTGGCGCCGGTGGTTGCGGTGGTGGCGGTAGAGGTGGTGGTGGAAGAACCGCACCTTTAGGTAATTTTTGTTCAACAATACGGGGCAATGGAGCAAACGGAACAGCATTCACCGGTGGTGGGGGTGGTGGAAGTGCTTGTTCAGCACCCGCAGTGCCTACTACACCTTTTGTATTTCTTCCAGGTGGCTCAGGTGGTTCCGGTGTCGTCATTATTCGTTATCTGCAATCAACAAATACAAATACTTACACCTTCAAAGCATCAACTAATTGGGTCGCACCGCCTGGTGCTACATTGATTGACTATCTCATCGTCGGTGGCGGCGGTGGTGGTGGTGCAGCTTCTTTTGCGTGTTCAAGAAACTATGCTGGTGGTGGTGGAGGCGCCGGCGGAGTTAGATCCGGAACAAATTATCCAATTACTCCAGGTGCAACTTACGCCATACAAGTTGGAGCTGGCGGCACAAGAGGCTTTGCAGCAAATACCTCTTTCATAGACGCAGGTGCTAATGGTGGAAATAGTTCTTTTGGAACTGCACCAAATCAAATTTCTTCAACCGGTGGTGGCAGAGGAGGTGGATTTACTTCGTCTTCATTTCCTTCAGGAGTGACTTTTTATAATGGTGAAAATGGTGGATCTGGTGGTGGAGGTATAGGCTCTAACTGTGGTGTAGGAGTTAATGGTGGCCAAGGTAACATACCTAATGTAACTCCTGCTCAGGGATTCGGTGGAGGAACTACAATTTCTCCATTAACTAATGCTTCTGGTGGTGGTGGAGCCTCTGCAAATGGAACTGGTGGTGGTGGTCCTGTGGCCACTTCTGGTAGTGGAGGTAATGGTATTGCTTCTACTATAAGTGGAGCATCAGTCACTTATGGCGGCGGTGGCGGTGGTGGGGGTGCAGCGCCAGTTCAAAGTTGGGGAACAGGTGGTACAGGTGGTGGGGGTGGAGCTGGTGCAATATCGGGTCCCGGAACTCCAGGATTAGGAGCCAACGGAAATAATGCCACATTAGCAACAGGTGGTGGAGGTGGCGGTGCATCAAGAAACGGTGCACCGCAAGCCTGCCGCCAGTATTCAGGCGGCAATGGTGGCTCAGGAATCGTTATTATTAAAGTTGTTGGATAATTAGTTATTTGGAGTGATTATGAAAAAAATATATCAATTATATGGAATAGATACAGCAATGCATTTATTGCGACCAGGAGCAACTTGGGAAATTAGCAATATGGGATTTAGCAAATGGGATGATCCTAGACCATGCCCAACTATGGAAGAAGTAAAAGAGTGTATGGAAAAACTAAAGCAGTTAGAAGACTCCATAGATACACAGTGGCGTGATGATCAACTCAAAGAATTTGGTATACAAGAAAAAGTATTATCTGAACAATTAAAATGAAAATTACAAGGAGATAAAATGGCGCATTTTGCCGAACTGGATCATAACAATGTAGTTCTTCGTGTTATCGTTGTTGACAACAGAGATACATCTACACCTAATGGTACTGAAAAAGAATCTATTGGTGCCGCACATTGTGAAAAAATATTTGGTGGTCGTTGGGTACAAACAAGTTACAATGGTAATTTTCGCAAAAGATATGCGGGACCAGGAATGATTTATCATGAAGGCACTGATGCATTTATCAACCCTTCACCATTCCCATCTTGGACACTTGATTTAGAAACAGCAAATTGGGTAGCGCCTGTGCCTAAACCCGAAGGTGATTATGAATGGAATGAAACAACTGGTGCTTGGGATCCTGTTTCACCACCAACGCAAGAATAAATTATAATTTCTTTGTCAAAACCCTCACACTTGTGAGGGTTTTTTTACGCTTCTGAGATTGACTAAATAGACGATTAGAAGGAGACAATCTTGGCTGCTTATGTAGAAATAACAATCGAACAGGGTGCTAATTTATCATCAATTGTGACTGTGAGTGACACACAAGGTGATGCAATTAATCTTACAACATACTCCGCCTCTGCACAATTACGTAAGTCTTACTACTCTTCATCAGCAAACACACTTACATCAACTATTACAGGAAATGCCAACGGTCAAATTACTCTTTCAATGACCGCTGCAAATACGTCAAACCTTACACCCGGTCGTTATGTTTATGATGTAAAAATTACAAACTCAACTGATAATTCTGTGACACGTGTAGTTGAAGGTACGGCCATAGTTCTTCCTGGTGTTACGAGGTAACAAATGGCTAACCTAGGAAAAGTCAGCATCAATCAAGCAGATGTTGGTAGAGTCACCGTATTTCAGCCAAATCAAACAACTGTTGTATCACCAAAATATAGTCCTAAGCCAAATGTATCATTGGCGGAAATTAATGATGTATCCACAGAAGGTGTTCAAGATGGATACTCTTTAGTGTTTGACTCAGCAAACAATCGTTTTGAAATGAAAGTTGCTACTACCGTTTTAGGAACTCTTGACGGCGGAATATTTTAAGAATTACAAATGTCAAATACATCAATTCAAATAAAACGTTCACTGACTACAAACACGCCGCCGGCGTTGAACATTGGTGAACCAGCATATTCATACAGTAGTAACACATTATTCATTGGCACACCTAATGAGACAGGCGCATTAGCAATTGGTGGACATGATTCTTATGTTCGTGGCATATCAGCGTATCATTTTGCCAATGCTGCATATCTTCGTGCAAATAATTCTCTAAGTGCAAATGTCGGTGGTACAATTACTGGTGACGTTACCATTCAGGGTAATTTGAGTATTGTTGGTGGTCAGATTGGAGCCAACGTACCTATTGTATTGATTGGTGATAATATCATCACATTGAATGCAGCAATCAGTCAGTCGGGTACGCCGACAATGAATGCTGGTATTGAAATTGATCGTGGTGTATTACCGAATGTTTATTTGTTGTGGAATGAAACTGCTGATAAATGGCAGTTCACAAATGATGGCACAAACTATGATGACTTAGGTGGTTCAGCGACAGCATCATACGCCAACTCTGCATTTATAAAAGCAAATGCTTCATTTGACCATGCCAATTCAGGCTTCATACAAGCAAATGCTGCATATCAAAGTCAGAATGCCACAGGTCAATACGCTAATTCGGCATTTATACAAGCCAATGCAGCATATAATCATGCTAACTCAGCATTTATTTTTGGTAACTCAACTTTTTATCATGCCAATTCTGGATTTGACCATGCTAATGCTGCATTCTTCAAAGCCAATGCTTCGTTTATCAGTCAGAATTCTACAGGTGAATACGCAAATGCTGCATTCACTTTGGCGAACGGTGCATTTATTCATGCAAACTCAGGTTTCATACAAGCCAATGCGGCATATCAATCACAGAATGCAACTGGTAATGTAGCCAATGCTGCTTTCGCAAATGCCAATGGTGCATTTGCTGCCGCTAACGCCGCTTTTGCAAATGCCAATGGTGCCTTTGCTTCTGCGAATGCATCATTTATTGTTGCAAATTCGGGATTCATTCAAGCAAATGCTTCATTCAATCATGCCAATGCGGCATTTGCTGCCGCCAACAATGTATTCCCACAAGTACAGCCTGCATTCAACACTGCTAATGCGGCATTCTTGCAGGCCAATGCTGCATTCATACATGTAAACTCAAGTTTTCATCATGCAAATGCTGCTTTTGCCAATGCTAACGGTGCTTTTGCAAGAGCCAATGCTGCCTTTGCTAACGCCAATGGTGCCTTTGCTTCGGCTAATGCGGCATTCAATACCGCTAATGCCGCATTCATCCGTGCAAACAACTCATTAGATGCAAATAATGGTGGTACTGTAACAGGCACAGTTACAATTGTTGGTAATCTTACATCCAACACACTGACAACAACAGGTTCAAATGGCAGCATTACTGGTGCCAATGCCATTTTTGCGAACTATGTTTTTGCTGCGAATAGCAATGTAGACTTATACATTTATTCTTCTAACGCATATGCCAATGCCAATGCTGGTCTTGCGATGGCGAATGCTGCTTTCGCAAATGCTAACGGTGCTTTTGCTAAATCAAATGCAGCATATAATCATGCTAACTCAGCACTGATTCATGCTAACTCAGGATTCAATCATGCCAATGCTGCCTTTGCAAATGCTAATGGTGCATTTGCTGCTGCTAATGCTTCTTATATTCAAGCAAATTCGGCATTTATACAAACCAATGCAGCATTTGATCTTGCCAATGCAGCATATGTAAGTCAAAATGCAACTGGCCAATATGCAAACTCAGCATTTATTCATGCTAATGCATCATTTAATCACGCCAATGCATCATTTGCTAATGCTAACGGTGCTTTTGCTTCAGCCAATGCTGCTTTCGCAAACGCCAATGGTGCTTTTGCTTCAGCCAATGCTGCGTACACTCAAGCAAATTCGGCATTTATACATGCTAACTCAGCATATCAGTCGCAGAATGCTACAGGCCAATACGCCAATGCGGCGTTTGTACATGCGAACAGTTCATTCATTCATGCCAATAGTGGTTTCATTGAAGCAAATGCTGCTTTTGCTCATGCTAATGCTGGTTACAATCAAGCTAATACTGGAACAACATTAGCACAAGCAGCATTTGATAATTCAAATACTAAGTTTAGTTCGGCTGGCGGCACGATTTCAGGTAATGTAACAATTCAAAATGACCTGAGTGTTTTAGGCAATGTTAATTTTGTAGGCAATGTTACTTCTATAACTGTTACTGGTAATAGCGGTCAATTTTTTGGTTATGCATCAAATGGTCATAACGCATTGTACGCTGGTATTCCAACTGGCTATGACTATCAACCATTCACAGTATTCCAGGCTTCTGCAAACTATGATGGTTATTCGCAGATAAACATTCAAAATATTAGTAATGGTCCGAATGCGTCAGGTGATTATGTCGCAACTGCTGACAATGGTACTGAAGATGACACTTACATTGATGTTGGTATTGGCGGTAGTCAACATGCTGATCCTGAATTCACACTAATCGGACCAAATGATGGTTATTTGTATGTACATGGCAACACATCAACTGGTGGTGGTGATCTTGTAGTTGGTACATTCTTACCACAAAATGATGTAGTATTTGCTGCTGGTGGTATGAATAATGAAAATGAACAGATGCGTATCATCGGTTCAAGTAACACAATCAATATTCGTGCCAATGTAGATATAAGTCTTTCAAAGAGTGTTCTTTTAGGAACGATTGCTAATGTTCACATTACTGGCGGTTCTAACGACGATTATATTAGAACTGATGGTGCTGGTAATCTAACATATGCAAGTCTAACTTCTGCAAATGTAATCAAGGTATTATATAATACTACCAATTCGGCATTTGTACACGCTAACGCATCATACTTATCACAGAATGCTACTGGTCAGTATGCAAACTCGGCATTTGTACATGCTAATGCTGCTTATCAATCACAGAATGCAACTGGTCAATATGCGAATGCTGCGTTTGTACACGCTAACTCAGCATATCAGTCTCAGAATGCAACTGGCCAGTACGCTAATGCATCATTTGTTGTCGCTAATTCTGGATTCATTCAAGCAAACGCATCATTTAATCACGCCAACGCCGCATTTGCCGCAGCAAATAATGTAGCACCACAGGTTCAGCCTTCGTTTGATACCGCTAATGCAGCATTCATTCAAGCCAATGCGGCATATCAATCACAGAATGCAACTGGCAATGTAGCAAACTCTTCGTTCATACAAGCCAACTCTGCATTTATTCATGCGAATGCGGCATTTAATTATGCGAATAATCTTGTAACTGGCACAATTGCTAATGCGGCATTTATACAAGCCAACTCTGCATTTATTCATGCCAATGCGTCATTTGATAAGGCTAATAATGCCGATGCCAATGCGCTGTCGGCAGGTGCATATGCCAATGCGGCATTTATTGCTGCTAATAACGTAGCACCACAAGTTCAACCTTCATTTAATACGGCTAATGCGGCGTTTATACAAGCCAATGCAGCATTTGATAAAGCAAACAACGCAGATGCTAATGCATTGTCTGCTGGTGCTTATGCTAATGCAGCCTTTGCGGCAGCAAATAATGTAGCACCACAAGTACAGCCAGCATTTCACACCGCCAATGCTGCATTTATACAAGCCAATGCTGCCATAGTTCATGCACAGTCAGCATTCAATGCACAAAACACAACTGGTAGTTATGCAAACTCAGCATTTATACAGGCCAACTCTGCATATGCTGATCTGAACACTGTATCAATTTACGCTAACACGCCAAGTTACACCGCAAACTCTGCTGCGATTTACGCTAACGGCGCATTTACTCAAGCAAACGTAGCAAATGCTGACGCTTTCTCAGCAGGCAACTATGCGAATGCAGCGTTTATTATTGCTAACTCTGGATTCATACAAGCCAACTCTGCATTCTTTCACAGCAATTCGGCGTTTGATCATGCTAATGGTGCATTTATTGCAGCAAACTCTGGCGGCATATATGCTAACGGTGCTTTTGCAACTGCTAATTCAGGCAGTCAGTATGCAAACTCAGCATTTATTGTTGCAAATTCTTCGTTCATTCAAACGAATGCTGCATTTAATACGGCAAATGCATCGTTTATTCAGGCAAATGCTGCTTTCAATGCAGCAAATAATGCATCTGATCCTTGGGTTCGTAATCAAGCAAATGCGGCATTTATTCAGGCTAATGCCGCATTTGCAAAAGCAAATACGGGTGCCAATGCTGAAGTACGAACATTTACCACAACATCAAACGGCGCAGTTTCTACTTACGCTTTAGGATTTTCACCGCCATCTAATACCGCCGTAATTGTTTCTATTGGTGGTGTTGTTCAAGTTGAATATGCAGACTATGAAGTAAATCCTTCAAATAATTCTATTTCATTCAATGAGCCACCACCCGCTGGTGAAACTGTACGTGTAGCAGCATTCAATAATGTAAATCTTTATACACTTGATGTTGCGAACTCCGCTGGTGCTGTTGTTGTTTCTTATAACGGTATTGGTGATGGTGTAACACAGGGATTCAATATTGGATTTAGACCTGAATCTGGTAATACAATCTTTGTTTCAATTGGTGGTATTTTACAACCTGAAAATGCATTTACAGTAAATCCATCAACAAACACAGTTACATTTACAACTGCTCCTGGTGTTGGTGAAAATATTCGTGTTGTTGGATATGAAAAAGTTAATCCATATTTTATTCAATATGTGAGTTCAAACGTTTCGGTTTCTACATTTGAAACTGTTGCAAACGGTAATTTCTCAACATTTAATCTTGGCTTCTTACCACAAGCCCGTGAAGTATTAATTGTTTCAGTTGATGGTGTTATACAACCAATTACATCGTATACTGTAAATAATATCCAACAGACAATTACTTTTGATGGCGCACCTGCAAACGGTGAGTTAGTTCGTGTCATTACAATGTACACGACAGCAAATGCCTTCATTACACCAGATGGTTCAATTACATTAGCAAAATTAAGTACAGATGTTGTAAATCTAATTTATAACTCAAGCAATGTATCAAACAACATTTCTAATACAGCAAATGTTGCAATTGCAAACGTCAATTCTTCTGCTAATGCTGCAATTGCAAACGTCAATTCTTCTGCTAATGCTGCAATTGCAAACGTCAATTCTTCTGCTAATGCTGCAATTGCAAACCTTTCAAATACAGCAGCATCTACAGGAAAGGCAATTGCTATGGCTCTTGTATTTGGAGGATAAAGAATGCCGTTACAAACAGTAGGTTCTGCCAGAATAGCAAATAATGCAATCACTACAGATAAACTGGCAAATAATTCAGTAACAACAGACAAACTTGCTGATTATAGTGTTACATCAGGCAAATTAGCTAATACAATTTTTAGTGTTTATGACCTTGATGACATCTCATATTTGACTGATGGTGTTACAAACATATTTCCATTAACTTACAATACAGCAAATGTATCGGTTGCAAGTCCATGGAATCTTATGGTATCAGTTTCCGGACTTATGCAGGCAGCATATGCGAACAACATTGAAACTTTTTGGATGAGTCATGTTACATCTGCACCAAAAGGGTATACTTTAGATAGCAGTGGGCAAATATTATTTGCCGACCCAGTGCCGGCAGGTGCCGATGTGATGATTCGTGTGGTTTCAGGTGCGCCAGCACAAAATACAAAGATTTACCCATTCAGACCCACGGATATATTCATGGGATACTGAATGCTAAATAGTAAAGAATTTAAAAAAACAAACACTTTCCCAATGTTTTGGAGTCAAAATGGCTAGAAAAGATATTATAGACACATACTATTCGTTCACACCTTCTACAAGAACGATTGTGTTGAATCAAATAGTTCCACGTGAACGACTTGTGTTGATTACAAATGCCAATACCAACCAAGTAATTTTCAACTTTTCAGATCCAAATCTGAAGCTGACTTCTCACGCAATTGCACAGAATACTATCAGTGGTGCTGCAACGACTACACTTGTGCTGCAATATAACACAACAGCAATGTCTGCTACAGATAAACTTCAAGTGATTGTTGATGACTTTGAAGAAACTTTCAAACCTTCAGAATTATATACTGATCCAGTAAATAAGTTTCGTGTATCTCAGCCTCAATCGTTAATTGATACCGATTTTGAATATGGTCAACAAGCAACTAAATGGGAAAGTGTTGGTTTGGTAAACAATCGTGCATATGCTTATCAAAACACAAGTGCGAATCTTCAAATTTCAATTGGTGGTCCAATTATTCCTACGGCAGTGGTTGTAAACTCAAACTCAAATATTGTAACTGTTTACACTGCAAATACACCTCTTGTAAACACTCCGATTTTTGTTTCAGATACCACATGGGCACCATCTGAAGGTACCTTTATGGTTGATGCAGCACAACAAGGACAATGGTTTAGATATGCGGCAAAACAACGTTACGTAAACACTGCGATTGGTTCAGCAAACTTAAACATTAATATACCAAATACTACATTCATTGCAAACGGTTCGATCTTTACACGTGCTAATATTCCATTATCAAACATTAATTTTATTAGCACGTTCTCAAATGGAACAGTAACAACAACGACTGCTCATGGTCTTTCACTTGGCAATCAAATTGTTCTTCAAGGCACAGTAGCAGCAACTTCTGGTGCGCCTAATGGTACATTTACTGTTACTGGTGTTTATTCTAACACTGTATTCCGCATTGATGCAAACGTTGCTCCAGTAAGTGCAACAGGTATTACCTCTGGTGGTCAAGCAAACCTATTCTCTTCTGCACGTGGCACAGTTGTTCATCGTTCGTTTGATGGTGGTGTTGAATTCTCCACATCAGCAGAAGGACATAACAATCAATTGATTCGCCAGACACGCCGTTATTTCCGTTATCAGTCCGGTAAAGGCATTCAAATGTCAACGGGCACAATGTTGAAGCCTCAATTGTCAGTTGATTCAATTACAAGTTCAGGTGCATTAGTAACTGTACGTACAAAGTATTCACACCAAATTCGTCCTAATGTAAACATTCAAATTGCGAATGCCGATCAATCAGCATACAATGGTACATTTAGTGTTCGTGATGTAATTGACCCCTATACTTTTACTTATGTTGCAAATAGCACACCTTCTACTGCTACAGCAACAGGACTTTATCGTTGCTCAATCAATAACTGGTTTGGTGCTTCAAATCGTGTAGGTATGTTTGATGATCAAAATGGTATCTTCTTTGAATATGACGGACAACAATTGTATGCAGTTCGTCGTTCATCAACATATCAATTGTCTGGTTTTGTTTCAGCAAACGTTGCAAACACGATTGTAAATGGTATTACATACAACGGGGTTACAACCAAGTTCTCTACTGAACTTGCAGTTGGTGATTATGTTGTTATTAAAGGTATGTCATATCGTGTAACTGAGATTTTATCTGATCAACAACTTTCAATTTCACCGGCATATCGTGGTGAAGTTCCAGCCGTACAAGCAGTAGCAACAAAAACTATTGATTTTAGAATTCCACAATCACAATGGAACATTGATCGTTGTGATGGTACAGGACCTTCAGGTTATATTCTTGATCTGACTAAAATGCAAATGTTGTACCTTGATTATTCATGGTATGGTGCCGGATTTATTCGTTGGGGTTTCAGAACAACTGACGGTAATGTATATTATTGTCATAAGTTGGTCAACAATAATGTCAACTATGAAGCATACATGCGTTCTGGTAACTTACCAGCAAGATATGAAACAAACACCTTTGCACCAAGAACAAGGCTCAATTCTACGTTACAAGCAGCAGACACTTCATTAAACGTAGCAAATGCTTCTGGATTCCCAACAGCAGGTGTTTTACTGATTGAAGGTTGGGGTTCTACTGGTCTGAGTCAAAGAGAATATGTTTCGTATAACGGTATTACAAACAATTCACCTACTGGTTGGACATTTAACAACCTGCTTCGTGGTCAACAAGGTAATACAATCAACTGTATTATGACCACAGCAAACGCTACACTGAATCTTGCTCCTGGTTCAACCACAGTAGGTATTCAAGAAGGCATGTATGTAGTCAGTGCAAATATTCCTCAAGTGGCAGTCGTTCAGTCAATTGTACCTAATGTATCAATTCAATTGAGCATGGCACCGCAAATTGGTGGAACCGGTTTTGTTACATTTGCTCCAATGGCAAATGCCGCACAAACATTTACATTCTCTACAACAACACCAACAAACATTGAACTACACGCACCAGGTTATGCACCACGTATTTCACATTGGGGCACTTCGGTTATGATGGATGGTCGTTACGATGACGATAAATCGTTTGTGTTTACACAAGGTATGACTACATCTACAAACGTTTCGTCATCTTTCCCATCAGCACTACAAAGTTTCCGTATTGCACCTTCAGTAAGTGCTGGTGTTTCTGGTGCGACTTTAGGCACCCGTGAAATTATCAATCGTATGCAAATGGTCTTACGACAGTTGGATTTGTTATCTGGCGGTGCATTCTTGATTCAAGTTGTTCTAAACGGACAAATTGCTAATGCAACTCCAACATGGACAAGTGTTGGTGGTTCAAGTCTTGTACAATATATTAATCACACCGCAAATACTGCTGTAACTGGTGGTGAAGTTATTTTTGCTGCATTTACAAATGCTTCTGGTGGTGCTTCAACATTTACTACAACATCTCTTGATTTACCTTTGGTTCGTGATTTAGGTAATAGCATTTTAGGTGGCGGCACTTCTAATCCAACCACAAGTCCTTATCCAGATGGCCCGGATGTTGTAACAATTGTTGCTCGTAATATTGGCACACCTTTTGCACCAATTTTTAGTCGCCTATCATGGACAGAAGCACAAGCATAAATGCAAACTGTTACTACATTACCAATACTGCAAACCGTCAGTGATGCAACAATTCACTATGTCGGTTTGCAGCCTGCAATATCTGGCAGAACAACAGCAGAATATGTTAATCGTAACATATCGTTTAGTCCTGCCTCAAATACTTTAAACATTGCAGTCAATGTAAACTTTTTGCCTAATGCAATCAATGGTGCAGCAATAGTTGATAATGGTATTACTTCAACCAAAATTGCTCCATTAACTAGGCTTATTGAGCAATCAAAAATAATTCCTGCTCAGTTAAGCGGTAATGTAAATATTGATTTACTTGAATCAACCATATATTATATAACTCAGTTTCCATCAGGAAACTTGACATTTAATCTTCGTGGTAATTCTACAATACCTCTTGATAGAATTTTAAACCCAGGACAATCAATTACCACAGCATTTTTGATATCTCAGAACGTTGCACAATATTCAGCAAATATTGCAATTGACGGAGTATATCAAGCAGCAAATACTAGATACTCTGGTAATGTAAGACCTGGATTTTCCTCAACGTTGGCTAGACCTATAGTTGATGTGTATTCAATTACTATTATTAAAGTTGATGCAAATTCATATACATTATTAAGTTCTAATACAATTTTTGGTTTAGGATAAATGATTCAAAAAGTCCGTTCACCTCTCATTGGAACAACAAATATTACGGGCAACTTAATTGCTGGTGGTGCTGTTGCTAGTAATAATATTGTTGTTTCTACAATTACTGGCAACTTGATTGCTAGTGGTGCTGTATCTGGTAATAACATTACGACAAATGCCATTCGTGGTAATAATATTGTCGCCGGCACAATTACAGGTAATTTAATCGCTAACAATGCTGTTTCTGGAAACAATATAGTATCACCTCCTGACATCTTTGATGATGTTTTCTTATTTGGAGGTATGTAATATGCCAGAACAAAAAGTAGAATCGGGTCGTATAGCAGATGGTGCAATTCTTGGAAATAAAATTGCAACAAACGCCGTTCGTGGCAACAATATTGTTGCTGGTACAATTACTGGTAACTTGATTGCACCACAAACAATTACTGGTGATGACTTAGCCGATAACATTATTCGTGGTAATAATATTGTTGCTGGTACAATTACTGGTAACTTGATTGCACCACAAACAATTACTGGTGATGATTTGGCGCCCAACAGTGTTCGTGCTAATAATATCGTAGCAGGTCAGGTCGCAGGTAATACTCTTGCTGCAAATTTACAAATATCTTTGACACAAGTATTTGAAAGCGCCAATGTTTTCACAACAGCGGTTGGTGGCAATGTAAATATTGATTTACAAAATAATACAGTATATTTCTTTTCTTCAAATACTACTGCAAATGTAACTTTCAATCTAAGAGCAAATACACAAAATACTTTAGATTCACAATTGTCTATAGGACAATCAGTCACCACGGCAATTTTGTTGAAACAAGGTGCGACAAGATATCGTGCAAATGTATATGTTGATGGTGTGTTACAAGTTCCTTTTTATTTGGGCAATTCTGCACCATCTTTTGCAACAACGCAACAAGAATCTGTTGATGTATATTCTTTTAATATTATAAAAACGGCAGCAAATACATATACTATATTAGCAGCAAACTCTAATTTTCAAAAAGCAATAAACCAAAACCCATAACATCATGACTATTTCAACTAGACAACAATTTAAAGATTATTGCTTACGCCGACTTGGTTGGCCAGTTATTGAAATTAACGTTGATGATGATCAAGTAGATGATCGTATTGATGATGCATTAAATTTTTGGCGTGATTATCATTTTGATGGAACAGAAAAACTGTTCATGAAACATCAAATTACACAAGAAGATATTAATCGTAAGTGGATTTACTGTCCTGATGCTGTGCAATTTGTCACTGGTATTTTTCCATTTGATCAATCTAATGCGTCAATCAACATGTTTGATTTGCGTTATCAGTTACGTCTGCACGATTTATATGACTTTACTTCGGTATCATATGTGTCCTATGAAATCACAATGCAGCATCTACGTACATTGAATTTGCTATTTTCTGGTACACCACAGTTTAGATTCAATCGTCATCAAAATAAAGTGTTTCTTGACATTGATTGGACAAGAGATGTGCAACCTGGTGATTGGGTTGTCGTTGAGTGTTATCGTACAATTCGACCAGAGACAGTTGTATTGACAGGTACAGTTACAGGTTCACCATCTTCAAATACCATTACTGGATATGGCACAAAATTTGATCAAGAAATTGTACCGTTTGACTTCATTACTATTGGCACAGAATCAAAACAAGTTGGTAATATTGAATCTCCTACAAGTTTAACATTAGTAGGACCACCAACGCTGACACATAACAATTCAGCAATTCAAATTGAAGGTACCACTGATGTATGGAACGACCGTTTTCTGAAACAATTAGCCACAGCAAAAATCAAACAACAGTGGGGCAATAACCTTAAAAAGTTTGAAGGTATTCAAATGCCAGGTGGTGTAACACTCAATGGTCAAAAGATTTATGATGAAGCAACAGAAGAAATTAAAGAGATGGAAGAACAAATCTACATGATGGGTTCTCTACCATCAGAAATCTTTACTGGATAATGGCTACTAAAACATATAAGATTTATAAATGCACTAATAATGTAAATGGAAAAGTTTACATTGGTTACACACATAAATCTTTAGAGAAAAGAATTATTGAACATAAAAGTTGCTCAAAAAAAGGAAGTCATTATTTATTACATAAAGCCATTCAAAAATATGGTAATGATGTTTTTTCTTGGGAAGTCATTTTTGAATCACAAGATAAAAAATATCTTTTGGAAGAAATGGAAACATTTTTTATAAAAGAAAACAATTCTTATTTTGAAAATGGTTGTGGTTATAATATGACTCATGGTGGTCAAGGTGGTATGACTGATAAAAATCATAGTGAAGAGACAAAAAAGAAACTAAAAATTGCCAGAAATAATAGAAATGTGGAACCTATGTTGGGTAAAAAACACAGTGATGAAACCAAACAAAAAATGAGTTTAGTTAGATTTAATAATCCTAAAAAGATCGCACAAGCACAGTACGCTGGAAAAAAATCAGCGAAAAAACGCAAAAATGATCCGGCTTATAAAGCACAACAATCTAAAAGAATTAAAGAATGGTGGGCTTCAAGAAAGGCGATAGGTAACTAAAATCGCCACAAACTTCTATTTTAATAATTTTCCAAGCAGACTTGCAGATGCTCCGATTACTCCTGAGCAACTGCTGGTTGAAGACTTGGTAATTGAAGCACTTAAAATTTATGGGCTAGATGTCTATTATTTGCCACGCACAACACGTGACCAGGTAGATTACCTTTTTGGTGAAGATCCACTCAAACAATATTTGACCGCACATGCCATTGAGATGTACCTTGAAAATGTTTCGGGGTTTGATGGCGAACAAGATTTTATATCTAAATTTGGCTTAGAAATTCGTGATGAAGTCACCATGCTTATATCACGACTAAGATTTAGATATACAGTTAATGGCTACACAAGACCACGTGAAGGTGATTTAGTTTATGTGCCAATGACCACAAGTTTTTTTGAAATTACTAGTGTGGAATCTGAAAACGATCAAGCAATGTTTTATACATTAGGCCGTGGTCGTGGTGGTAATGTATATGTCTATGCTTTAAGAATGAAACAGTTTTACTTTTCCAATGAAATTATTGAAACAGGTATCGCAGAAATTGATAATAGTATTCGTAATTACTACCCAAGACTACGTATTTCTTTAGGTTCAGGTTCAGGTAAATTTGTAAATGATGAGATTGTGTATCAAGGTTCAAATGTTTCTTCAGCAACAGCACAAGCGTTAGTTTATGATTTTCAACCAAATTCATATATTGATGTTTATCGTATGCAAGGTGACTTTACAGCGTCAGCCAATGTAAAAGGTAATACAAGTTCTGCACAGTGGACAGTTACACTTGCATCGGATGCACCAGTTCAAAACACAGCATTTGAAGACATCATTGACAATGCACGTATTGAAGCAGCAAGTGATGGTATCATTGACTTTACGGAAGTTAATCCGTTTGGAGAACCGTAATGTTAGGTAATGCACAATTTTATCATCGCACCATTCGTAAAATGGTTGTTGTGTTTGGCACAATGTTTAATGATCTTGAGATTGTTCGTTATACACAATCAGGTTCACCAAAAGAAAAACTTAAAGTGCCGTTGTCGTATGGACCCAAAGAAAGATATTTGACACAGATTACTTCTGATCCGAATCTTATTAAGTCAGTCAATTCTGTGATACCAAGAATGTCATTTAATCTTGACAGTCTTGAATATGATTCCAGCCGTAAACAGATTTCTACATTACAGAACTTTGCAGCAGCAACAAATACTGGTGTAGCGACACAATATCTTCCTGTGCCTTACAATTTTGAATTTAGTTTATCAATATATGTTCGTAATACAGAAGACGGCACACAAATACTAGAACAAATTTTGCCGTTTTTTACGCCAGACTTTAGTGTTGTGGTAGATTTTATACCTGCAATGAATCAAAAATATACTGTACCAATCATACTCAACTCTGTTGCATCTACAGTTGAATATGAAGGTGGTATGTCTGACGGCACAACAAGAATTATTGTATGGGATTTGACGTTTACTGCTAAAAGTTTCATCTGGCCACCAGTCAAATCTGGCAAGATTATTAATCAGGCAAATACAAATGTCAATATCGACCTTACATCTAAGTTGATACAAAAAGTCTATGTTGATTATGCCAATGGTAATAATGTATATACCACTGGTGAAACAATTCGTGACACTGCTAATGGATTCTTTGGTACAGTGGAATACTTCAGTAATACTTCACTTGGTACACTTGTTATCACAGGTGGCAATGAGTACATTAAACCAGGATATACATTAATTGGTGATTACTCAGGTGCAAAATACAATGTGGCCACACTTGATGTAACATCAATCAATGCCGCTGCGGTAATCACTGAACCCACACCGACAACTGCTGCACCACCCGCTGATTTTGGATTTACCGAAACAATTAAAGAATGGCCAGATACATTATGAAAAAACTAAACAAAAACTTGTCAGAGATTTTTGATGTTGAGCCTATTGAAGAAAAAACAATAGAAACATTGCCTGTTATTGTGGAGGATTCTACTAATCAAATTGATTCTGATGCTGAATTTGCTCGTACCAATATGCGTTCATTAATTGATAATGGTAACCGAGCATTGTCTGAACTGGCATCCGTAGCGAATCAGTCAGAATCACCAAGAGCATATGAAGTCTTAGCCACAATGATGAAAAATCTGGCTGAGATGAATAAAGATTTATTAGAACTTCAGAAGCGTAAAAAAGAACTTGCACCTCAATCAGAATCTAGTAAAAGTGTCAGTATAGATAAAGCAGTATTTGTTGGAAGTACAAACGAGTTACTTAAAATGATTAAAGGAAATAAATAAAATTATGGAACAACTAATCGAACAAATGAAAGTCATCTTAGGTACAAACTTTGCTTTGTACTTTAAAGCACATACTTTTCATTGGAATGTAGAGGGTCCCGACTTTGCACAATATCATGGTTTCTTAGGAGACTTTTATGAATCTGTGTTCGACCAGACCGATTTAATCGCAGAACACATTCGTGCATTGAACTCTTATGCGCCAACAACTCTTGCAAGAATGAGTGAATTGTCAAAGATTACGTTCAACATAGCAATACCTGCACCAATCGTAATGATGTCAGAACTTGCTCAAGACAACGACAAATACATTATGGAGTTGCGTACTGGTATTGCACTTGCAGATGCGGCAGACGAACCTGCGGTAGGTAACTTTCTACAAGACATTTTAGATGCTCATCAAAAACATGGTTGGATGCTGAAGAGTTTCACACGTTAAATTATGGATGATGGATATCTTGGTAATTCGAGACTCAAGCGGGTCGGCGTTGAAATATCCTACACTGAAGAGCAACTCAAAGAAATTGTAAAGTGTACTGAAGATCCAGCATATTTTATTCGTACCTATGTTAAAATCGTCAATGTAGATAAAGGTCTTGTGCCTTTTGATATGTGGCCATTTCAAGAAGAAATGGTTACTCAGTTTCACAGCAATCGTTTTGTTATCGCAAAAATGCCACGACAGGTTGGTAAAACAACCACGACTGTTGGGTACATGCTATGGTCTGCACTGTTCAATGAAGAGTTTGTAATTGGTATTCTTGCTAACAAACTTCAACTTGCACAAGACATCCTTGCCAAGATACAGAAAGCCTATGAGTATCTACCCATGTGGCTCCAACAAGGTATCATCAACTGGAACAAACGTTCGATTGAGTTGGAGAACGGCTCAAAGATTTATGCATATGCAACATCAGCAGCCGGTGTTCGTGGTGGTTCATACAATCTAATCTTTCTTGACGAATTTGCTTTTGTGCCACATAACATGGCGGTAGACTTCTTCACTTCTACTTACCCCGTTATCTCATCCGGTAAAACATCTAAAGTAATTATTGTTTCTACACCGAATGGTTTGAATCTGTTCTATAAGATGTGGATGGATGCCATTGAAAATCGTTCACTCTATAAGACACTTGAGATTCATTGGTCGATGGTACCAGGTCGAGATGAAAAGTGGAAAGAAGAAACGATACGAAACACTTCTGAAGAACAGTTTCGTCAAGAATTTGAGACAGAGTTTATTGGCTCTTCAGCTACACTCATCTCAGGTGCTAAGTTGCGTTCACTAGCATTTCACGATCCAATGCGAATTGAAGATGATGGAAATCTCTTTGTATATGAAGACCCACGTCCGGGGCGTATCTACATTGCTACCGTAGACTGTGCTGAGGGTGTGGGATTAGATTATCATACCATCAATGTTTTGGATGCCACAGAAGCACCATACAAGCAAGTAGCACGATATCGTAATAATAAATTACCGTTATTGTTTTTACCTACAGTCATCTATGCTTTGGCAAATAGATACAATCAAGCGTATGTGTTAATTGAGACAAACAATGTAGGTCAACAAGTGGTTGATATTCTACACTATGATCTAGAGTATGAGAACATTTATAAGTTAGAGCATCATCACATCAAGGGTCAAAGCATCTCTGCTGGCTTCAAACGTTCGGTTGCTTTTGGCGTAAAGACTACCAAATCAGTCAAGAAAATTGGATGTGCTAACCTCAAGACGCTGATTGAGAATGACAAACTCATTATCAACGACTTTGACACGATTGCCGAGCTAAACACATTCGTTCGAACACGTGACACTTATGCCGCTGAAGAAGGTAACAACGACGATATTGTGATGGGTCTAGTTCTTTATGCTTGGCTAACCGCACAGACTTTTTTCAAAGATGAAACAAGAATTGACATTAGAAAAATCATGTTAGAAGAACAGAATCTACTGGGTGAAGAAAGTATGCTGCCGTTTGGCTTTATTGAAGACGGTCTGCGTAGAGAGATGGAAGTGGAAGATGGCGACATGTGGGAGCCGCCGGCGGGTTATTTATCATCAAGTTTGTAAAAAACTAAATAGACAATAAAAAGAATATTGACCCAACAATAAAAGGAGAAATCCAATGGCATTTCAATTATCACCTGGAGTGAATGTATCAGAGATTGATCTGACTACAGTTATTCCTTCAGTTGCCACTTCTACTGGCGCTTTTGTAGGACCTTTTAATTGGGGACCAATCGGTGTTGTAACAACTATTTCCGATGAAGTTCGACTAGTGAACACATTCGGTAAACCAGATAGCGATAATTATGAATATTGGTTCTCTGCTGCGAACTTTCTAGCATACGGAAATAACCTTAAAGTCGTTCGTACTCAAGGCGCTGGCGCTCTAAACTCTACAGCGAATGGTACAGGCGTACTGATCAAAAACGAAGACGATTATGTTGACAACCACAAAGGTTATGCCGATGGTGCATATGGCGTTAATGGTGGTTGGGCGGCACGTTTTCCAGGCTCATTAGGTAATAGCATTCTTGTTTCAATGGCTGATGCTGGCACTTGGAGTGTATGGCCATATAGAACACAGTTTAGCGCAACTCCAAACACATCTTCATATGTCGCTAGCCGTGGTGGTGCTAACGATGAAGTACACATTGTTGTTGTTGATGAAGATGGTTTGTGGACAGGTACAGCTGGCACAGTTCTAGAAAAATATGCATTTGTTTCCAAAGCATCCGACGCTAAAGATGATAGCGGCAACTCAAACTACTACAAAGACGTTATTCAAAACAAGTCACAATATGTTTGGTCTTTGTCACACCCAACAAATTTAGGTTCTGGTACTGCTTGGGGTTCTGTTGCAAATACAAGTGCGTTTAAAGTTTTCTCAAGTAACTCATCTAACTCATTGTCTGCTGGTGCTGTTGGCACAAGCGGCACAGCAAACGTTACATCTGCATGGGATCAATTTAAGAATGCAGAATCAGTTGATGTTTCTCTGCTCGTAACTGGAACAGGTAACAGCACAATTGCTACTTACGTTATCAGCAACATTGCAGAAACACGCAAGGACTGTGTTGCATTCATTTCACCAGAGAAAGCAGATTGCGTTGACAATGCTGGTCAAGAAGTTACCGATATTAAAGCATTCCGTAACACTCTGACATCATCTTCATATGCAGTGTTGGATTCGGGATACAAATATCAGTATGACAAATACTCTGATACATATCGTTGGATTCCTCTGAACGGTGACATTGCTGGTCTGTGTGTTCGTACCGACAATGAACGTGATCCTTGGTTCTCACCAGGTGGTATGAATCGTGGTGTAATCAAGAATGTAATCAAACTTGCTTGGAATCCAACAAAAACAAACCGTGATGATCTGTATCAAATCGGTGTAAACCCTGTTGTAAGTTTCCCAGGTGAAGGCACAGTTCTCTTTGGTGATAAAACTCTGTTGAGCAAGCCAAGTGCATTTGATCGCATCAATGTTCGTCGTTTGTTTATCACACTTGAAAAAGCAATTGCACGTGCAGCACGTTTCTCTCTGTTCGAATTTAACGATCAGTTCACACGTGCCCAGTTTGTTGCTTTAGTTGAACCATTCTTGCGTGATGTACAAGGTCGTCGTGGTATTACAGACTTCCGTGTAGTCTGTGACGATACAAACAACACAGGAG